CTACCACTGCCCTCGGCAGATTGTACAGATCCGCAATCCACTGCGGATCAGGAAACCAGTCTGGGTCTCCCAGAATCAACTTACTGAACTCGACACCCAACAGTTCCTCCCACTCAGTCTCTTCCCCGTACATCGAGTTCACCATCTCATCAAAGCCACTAAACTTCTCATCCTTCATCTGTTGGATTATCTCCTCTGGAACGGAGGATAAGGGGTACAGCGGGAGATTGATGGTAGTGATCTGACCTTTAGGGTTCAAGTTCACCTTACCGGTGGTACGCCTCTCACGAAAGTAATTGGCGAGGAACTTGTAAGTGTTGGGATACAACCATCCGCTGGCGATGGCTATCCCCCTCAGTCGCTCTAGCTCCGCCATGTCAGCGACTGCGCCATTCTTATAGTTGGTCCTGGGTTTGACAAGTGAGCGCCACAGATCGTCTATCTTTTTGATGGGCACCACGGTGCCATCCACCTTCGTCAGATGGTAGCCTAAGATAGCATAAGGGGTGATGGCCCGGGAACTGAACTTGTCTGGTATGAAAGTATCTGGAGAGTAACAAGTCATGGTTTTGGCTTTAACCTCTATCCCGACCTTGTTTTTCAACTTTGACACCAGTTGGTTCAGCAACTCTTGGACATCATCCCTTAAGCTCTCTATGACTGCAGGCGTATACTTCTGAGAAGCATACTGGCGTCTGATTTTGTCTAGCCCTTTCTCTAGACCGTTCTCATTCAGCCACCAGTATATCCTGAAAGACTGCCACTCGTCAAAATATGTAGTCCCTGGTATACCGGACCGCAAGCCACGTAACAACTGTATTACGTGTTTCCCGATAAACACAAACGGACACATGACTGCAAGGATTCCCCACATGTTTACTACGGCACGCCACTTCTGTGGGTAGAAGGCGTTATCAGCTACTACGACCTCGCTTCGCATGCTGCGTATGATCTCATTGTTTATGAACTCCGAGAAAGAAACGCACGTTTCTGGAAATAACGTGAAGTCCATCCCCGAAATATCTGGAGTCCAAACGACAGTGGTGACAACACCACCGATAACAAACACGAACCTATAAACGGCGTCATCCCCGTAAAATAGGCAATGAGTGTTGCCCGTGGCACTATAGTCACCGCTTGCCGTAAGGAAGTCCCACAAACGCTGAGTTCCACCGTGCATCCATGAATGACCTATCATAGACCACGAATGTGGGTTTTCTTGGTAATTCTCCTGAATATTACCAATCAGTTGAGTGATCACTGAAAATAGCAGGGAGAAGTGGTACTGGTAAGCAAAGTAAGGCCGGGTTTTCTCAGGTTTTTCCACAGACCGTCCATAGATATCCTTCTTGAACACGTCTTCACACTCATGATAGTCCAATTTGGGTTTCATCTGCGAGACGAACAACTCGGGCATAGCGGCAAAAAGCTCACTGATGCGAGTCCCCTTTTCGAACTCCCCCAGTATGTAATCAACGACACGGCACGCAAGATCTTGAGCCTCCGGATCGCCTTTCTTCATGTTGACGACCTCCGGATTCTTGCTACCCTCGTCTAGTACAAACACATAACCTGGTCCAGCTTCTGCTGATGGTGTTATTCGCACCATATCCATGATCTCGGCACCCGAGTTAGCTCTTACGAACCAAGCAGGGTCGCCTTTCGATGGCCGCATTGGCCAGCGCTCGCGTACAAAGTCGGCAAAGGGTGGTCCGAACTGCACCTTCAGATCCATAGGCCTAGTGAGCCTAATACGAGCCAATCTGTTGAATATTCCTGCACATGTTCCAGTGCACACAGCAGAGATATTCATCAGAGAATCGTCTGAAAGCAGCAGATCGCACAACTCCTTGTTACCGGCTTGGGTCGCGAATGCTATCCAAAGTGTGGTCCTAGTCGAAAGCAGCTTCCACGTGCATTTTCCTGTCATAAATTCTCTCGGAACTACTAGAAGTTTGCAATCATCCCTGCGGACGTCGCTGCAAATTTGCATCATTTTCTTGCAAAGTTCTTGCATTAGTTTCCAGTTGAAAACAGTCGCACCATTACTCGGAGTGCGAGCAAGCAATTGCTTTTCGGCATGGGTAAAGTACCAGTACATGGTCACTATATTCTTCCCCCCAACTCCTCCTTTAGCATATTGAATAAAGCCTAGATCTGAACTCATGTTTCTCTCTTGCGATTAACGTACTTCAGTGTCTCTTTTCAGTGATGTTATATAAGGAAGGAGATCCTTACCCTGGATTAGATAATCCACGACACAAAGTGTCTCGGCTCCGGGACTCTGCATTGCAGAACTCCCACGGAGCGGAATACTGGCCTGTGGCGCCTAAGGATACGTGACGTACCCCACAGGCCGTATTCTAGAAAGGTTTGTCACGGTGCCTCTTTTGTTTAAGATTAGCACCCCCGGATACGCGCTCCATGGAAGTTCTGCGAACCTACTCTACGTCTTATCATCCGGGGGTGCTAATCACAC